AACGGGTGAGGGTTGCAAAATCTTCAATCGCTTTTTCAGACGAATCGGTTGCATATTCAGCCTGCTTCGTATAGCTAAAGGCGTGAATAAAGCAAGTCGTGGTCAACTGGCCCGGAACCTGGGTAGGCCCGGAACCAATGCCCATGTCACCGCCGTTCATGTTGCCCACGCGGGGCTTACCACCACGGCTCGGCATGGTGGGAATACGGGCAGGGCGGTCAGAAACCGGCTTGATGGATGTGTTTTTCTGGATTCGCTTGAGCAGAATTGATGCGGAAAGACTCAAATCTTCAAGCTCGGGCCGGACGTGCTCCTGTTCGGACGCAAGCGCCTGTGCGGAATTGGCAATAGCCATAGAAATAACCTCGTATCGAAGTCATCCCTTGCTCCCTTTGCCAATCGGCCAGCCTGGGTGCTGCTGTAGCGTGCGCAAGTACGATGCTAAATTGTAAGAACCTAAGCGATGACGGGTTTTTAGAGGCGTCCCGATACCCCTGCTTCGTTTCTTTATTTCCTCCAGCTTCTTGCGGAAGTTGGAGGCTGTCTCTCCAGCCTGTCACGCGCTATCCCCGTCGCGTTTGCGGTTATGTTGACTAGGAAGGACTTGAACCTTCGATCCTCGCTTTTGGGTGTTACCCCATGCTCTAGGACTGGGTTAACCACGTTACGTTAACCTTACGCTCTCCCATCCTTGCGCTCTCAGTCAACTACACTGCTAATACACCTTGCATTTTGCTACTTTGCGTCTACAACGTCAAGTTCTTATCGCAATGCCCATGTTACAGGGTTTTTACGTCCCTGAATGTAAGCCTGTCCCTTGACCTGCATCGAATGGGTAGTACGGCGATGGTCAATCTTCAATCCTAGCGTCTGCGGTGGCCCGGCAATCCTCTCAAAACCAGTCTGTGCCGCTTGAGCCGCCGCTTTCTGAGGCCCCTGATTTGTTTTTGAGGCCGCTTGCTGCTTTGTAGCTCCACGACGCGCCAGAACGTCCTCTATGGCCCTGCGAATGGCATTAGGGATGATCTTCCTGTGCTCTGAAACCACGCGCTGCGTGTAAGCAGTCTTGTTATTTGCCTTGAGATAGGATTTCAGCGCTTTCTGATACTCCGGGTTACGTCCTACCCGTGCATTGATATCCTCTTTCACAAAATTCTGTATTTTCTTCTGTTCGTCAGCGGTAAACTTGTTCTTTCCAGCCGCCTTCACTGCTTCCTGCCCCATAAACGTGTAATCAGAGGACTTTACCTCAACATTCCACTCCACATCCCGTAATCGCATCTCTCGATCAGCCAATGACGCTTCCCGGTCGGTTCCTGTCTCAATTTGCTGCTGTTTTCCCGGTATCGAGTTAACAGGCTTAGAAGCAAACTGCCGCAACGCATCAATCGTCTGCTTGATTACTCCAAATGCCCCAATGACCCGCTGCATACCAGGATCATCGGAGGTTTTCGGCAACAGCATCTCCAATATCTCGAATTGCAGTGGAAGTTTGGCCGAATCCATGAATCCCAATGTCGCGTTTGCCACATGAGAGGAATATGCGTCAGGGTTCAACTCGGCATACTTGTTCATCGCCTCTGGCATGAGCTTCTGGAAACTCTCGGCGTTGGCGCTTACCATCTGCTCAATCAGTTTCGGGTTTCCCGTCTGAAAGTCGTTGTCAAAGTCTCGCCAGAAGGTTCTTTCGGCAAGGGTGTTGGCAATCACCGTCTCTACAGGCTCCGCATCGGCGGTATCGGGGTCATCGGCAAGCTGACGCACGGCTGCAACCGTTTCCGTCAGCTTCCGTAAGCCTTCGGGAGCGGCTTTTTGTAGCTCCGCAGAGGTAAACAGAGCCTTGCGAACCCTATCCGAGGTTTTCTTATCCACCACCTTCAATGGTTCTTTGATGGATTTCCAGAGCTGAGAGCTTGTAGGTTCTACACCGTCATCAATAGCCGGTGCCTCCAAATCCGCTGACGTATCAACGGCCTGCGAGTCGGCTTCTAGCCCTGTGTCGGTAGATTGGTCGAGAACTTCCTCAACCCCTGTGTCCAAAACTGCCTCATCTGCCATAACTTCCTCCCCTTTTTATACGGTTCCCGTTCCAGGCGTACCCGGCGCGGCTGCTTTTTTACCAACTTGCGCTTCTGGTGCTGCTTCCTTAATGCCAGCTTGATTATTCATAGCCTGTCTTCCAGCGGGGTCTTCATCCTTGAAGTTGATGGACTCGCTAGGAGGTTTAATCTGCTGCATTGCTTGTGCTTTCGCCATTGCTTCTTCGGCCATGAACTGATCATGCAATGCCTTATGCAGCCGGACGTTCATCACTCCAGCTTTAGCCTGCTCAATCATTTGTTCTTCGCCTACATTCTGTCGAATCCAGCAATCTTCACTCGATAGGTATTCTTTGCATTTCTCCGATTCCCACTGGTGATAATCGTCTTTTTCCGGCTTCAAGGAAGGCTCGGGAACGGGCGGCTGATAGGGCGGCGGCGGCATCCCCGCAGTGACCGCCTGAATCGTTTGTGCCGCGTGTTGCGCGTTATACGCATCGATCTCCTCCGGTGTAGGGATGATCGGAGGTTCGCGCAACAAAATCTCAAGTTCCCGCGTCTGTTTCTTGTAAGCCAACGCGGGCGTCAGTACCAAGTCCGGGTTACCATTCAGTTCTAAAATCTGTTCCCAATTATCGGGAGATTGGAAAATCGTTTGACCGATAGGAGATGGCCCCGCCAGTTTCAATAGTTCTTGCAGATTCGCCCGTAGTGCGGTCGTCGTCTCAGGGAAAGACGAATCCGACACATGAGCGTGAAATTTACCCTTTTGCAGTTTCTCCAGTTTAACGGAGATATTTTTCCCATCCCCTCCTACCACGACAATCTCTGATCCGTGGTCAGGGTTTTTAGAAGCCAGTAACGCAGCTTTCTTGTATATTCCAGCGGCCATTCTCTGTATATTCGCCCACGCAGGGCCAAGCATCCCCATTGCCTGCGACCTGTCCATACTCTGTTGCGCGGCGGTAGTCTCATGGTTGCTCGTGCCCTGCAAGGCTGGAAGCGCCCCGGTAATGTCCTGCGAAATTGGCCCTCTAAGTTCCTCAATGGCAGCATCGAATCCGGGCGGCGGTTCTGATGGAGGTTCAGACTGGATGATCTGCTCCATCTTCATGTCTGGCGACTTTTCTTTCAGCAGAATGAAGTTGTTAGGCCGGGATCGTACATCGGTAATTGCCTGATAGTCAGTATCGGAGCCAAAGAAGAATCTGGCTGACCATCCTGTTTCGTAGTTCTGCCGTTTGGCGTTCATGTAGTCATTGAAGGTATCCTGCACAACCTTCATCGGCTCCATCAAAGCGCCACCGCTCATCCCGTCCCGCTCTACGGGGAAACCAATATCCAGTACATCGTCTGGAGACTCATTCCAGCTTTCAGAATAAGTCTTTCCAATGTACTTGATGTGGCAACCTTCGGGAAAAATCTGGCGCAGTTTGTCTGCGATGGTGAACTGCTTACCGTCCTCGGTAACGTCGTCCTCTTTCGCCTCTGCATAAGGCTCATCTACGCTCTTGTCCCAAAACGCAGAAGGACGCAGAAACACATTCATTTCTGTAACTAGGTACGACAAAGCCAATCCAGTCAGGTATTCACCCTTTTTAGCTTGACGGATTCCTAGCCTCGCATAGCGCTCCCAATCTGATTCACCTAACCCAGCTTCCCCGGCAGTAATCTTGTCCTTGATCCAATCATTCTGAGCCTTTGCCAGAAGAACATCCAAATCGTCATAAAGGAACACATAGGGAGCGTTTTCAAACGAATGGCAAGCAATAGGAACCTTGCTCTCGATGGTTCCGTAGATGTTCACCACTTCCATGTTGCGCGGTTCGCCCTGGTTGTTATCCCCAAACCTCGACTTGGACGCGATGTTATGTGTCCACGCCACGCAGCGGCCAGAAAGCTCAAACATCCTTGAAATCTTTGGCTGCACATTTTTTGAAAAGTTATTGTTCTGATCGAAGAAATGCCTATACCCTTCGGCGGTTTCAGCCGCCTCAATATCTTCCGGCTGTGCAGGTCTATCCGGTACAAAGTCAACTCCTGGAGGATTTTGCGTCAACGGCGCATCCAAGGAACGTCGCCGGGAACGGAAAATGTTATAAGCTCCCATAAATTCAGGACACTCAATCTGCATCCCGTTGCCAATATTCACATACCCGCCAGCCGCACCAATCTGGTAAACACCTGTTCCATAGTTGGGATAGACGTGCTGTACCCCGTCATCGTAGAAACGCAGGATTCTGTCGGTCAGAACCTCGATACGTCGGTCATACATATCACGCGCTTGAAACTTCTTGACGAGTCCATCCAAGGCAAGGCGAAGCGAATCGGGCAGTTTGCGGTTATTCTCGCCATATTCCTGCGGATCGTCAGGCTGCGCCACCTGCTCTGGCGATGATTCGTCAGCAAATTCGCCCTGCGGAATTTCCGTCTCAGTTTTCATAATTACCCTTGGCCCAATTATTTACGAATCTTGCGTGTTTATCCTTGGGAATTCCATAAGGGTATTCATCGCCCTCATGCTCAAGTTTCCATTTGTGAAGGAAATAGGCGTTATCGTTACGTCTTTTATCTAAAGAGATTGTGTATAAATTGTTTCCGAAACGAACAGAAAAGTAATATCCGGAAAATCCTCTCCCCCGCTTTACTTCAAACCGCTTGCGAGGTACATCTCTAGGTACTATGCTGTGCAGCTTACTGATATGTGGACGCCAATAATAAAAGTCAGTGGACAAGGTTCGACCTCTCTCGGATCTTGTTCGCAAACTCGAAGCGGTCTACCATCTCTCGCGCCTCAATCACCGCGTTTACCGCCCTATATAGCGTCCCACAGCAAGCAGGTTGCCCCACGGCAACAGTCGTTAGGCAGTAAGGACAATGGACTTGCTTCTCTTGCCCTGCGCGCCAAATCTCCTGCATCTGGTTACGCACAAATTCCAACTTCTCCTGACCAGTCATTGCTTGGCAATCCAGCATCCACGGTGCGCTGTTATCTTCCATGTTTCATCGCCTTAAAACCTTTGGCGCTGGCAATCATTCGTCCTAATTTCCCACTATGATGACCAGCCAGCTTCGATTCAGGAATCTTCTCGCCTTCGGGAACCCCTAGAGCGTGATGTAACGCACCTTTTCGCACGCTAAAACTTCCAGCGCCTCCGAGGTCAACCCTCTTTTTCTCGTAGAGTTTACCCGCCATAGAGCTTCCCCTTTTTCTTCGGCAACCCATCCGTAGGAGTGGCCGCAAAATCATGCAGTTCATCCGTAGTGAGCTTGAGCAGCCCCCGGTTTCGCTTATACAGCTTGCCAGGGGCGTGCTCTGCGATTGCCATAGCGTTTTGCTGTGCCTTTGAGACACTTGGCATCGCAATCTCCTGCTTACTGGATGGTTTCAACGCTCAGGTCAATCAAGCGAACTGCGCTCGACGCCGTAGCGGTATTCTGGAACTGCACAAACAACTGGTCATAAGTAAACAACCCAATGGAACTAACCGTGGTTGCAGACCCGTTGTCAAGAACGGAGATCGGAAGCGCCGTGCCCGCCTGGTCAACGCCATAGGCATCGCACAGAGTTGCACCGACCGCCGTAGTGCCAACAGCCTGAACGGTAATCACTGCGTCAAAGGCAAAATTGACCGTAGTGCCGGTAGGCGTGCCCACCGAGGTCAACGTGCAAAGCGTCTTTGCAGGGGCACCCGTGGAGTAACCACCCTGCCAGCCGTCCAGAATTGAGATGACTGCGGTACTAGCAGTGGTCACCGTTGCAACTGCCTTGCCCTTAATGCGTATCCTTCGTCCAATTGTGTTGAGATAACCCAAAGGCAGGTTGACCGTACCTAGCGTCTGCACATCAGAAGCCGACTCGGTAGCAGTATTGGCGGGCCATAGCGGGAACACAGTCTCAAACCCAACCGGAACCACTCCCGAAGGCTGATAGGCAAAAGAGGTGTGCGCCTGATACACAGGGTTCGTCAGGTTCGACGTGCTCTGTGCAGCAAACGTAGTCTGCATATTGGTGTTGGAGTAAACGGCATTGAAACTCGCGCTTGAGCCAACCTGACCGTAAGTGCTATTGGTCAACGCGCAGGCCGGGAATACGGTTTCCAGCGTGGTCAGGGTGCAAGCGCCGTTGGCGACGCCCGCCGTACTGACTACCGGCAGCAGGAAGGAAGCGTTGTAGGAAGCACCCGCGAACACAACATAGCCCACTGCACCAGCAGAAGCAGCCGGGGCCGCAATGTTCACAGGAAGCGACGCAGTAAGGTTGGAACTAGGCGCATAAGAGGCCGAACACGCACTCACCTGCCCTAGAATGTCAACGTAAGCAACGCAGAAGTAAGGCTGCGCAGCCGTCCAGGTGCAGGATGCTCCAGTGGGGCAGCTTGCGGGCTGAGTAACGGTAGTGCTGGAAAGAGTCGTTGGAGCCGACATCAGAGTGATCGTGCTCGGCTGTACGCTCCACCAGTTCTGCGAAGAACCGTTGCGGTAGTCCTCAATGGTGACGCCTGCATACGGGGTAGCGCTGGACAGGATGGCATTGGTCCCGCCCTGAGCAGCCCACTTGCCATTCAAGGCTACCGTGTCGCCACCGTTGGCCTGAACCCAGTTAATCGCTTCCTGCAAGCCATAGGTGCCAGAGCGCACCTGATCGCCAGTGTTGTGGGCATAAGTAAACGCAGCGGTAAATGAACAAGTGTTGTAAACCGTTGGCGTGGTGCATGATACCGCCGTGGGAGTCACCGACTCAAAACTCGTGCCCGAGCCGATGAATACCGGGGCGTTCACTGATAGAGGAGTGATGACCTGGCCCGCAGTGGTGGAAGTCGTGCCGTTTACGACGGTGACGGTGTAAGTGCCTGAATTGTTGGAACCTGTCAGAACTTGCAGCGCCGGTGCGCCCGCGGTTTCGCCATAAGCGAACGC